TATAGAATTAGGAAATGCAATAGAAAATTCTATAATAATACCTTTCAAGTTTGACTTCGAATTCGAACAAAGAGAAGTAAGTATATACACAAATAAATATTTTAAATCATACAGCTATAAGGTCACGCAATGACTAACAAATTAAAAGTAATAGACTATGATATGATCTATCTAAGCTATGACGAGCCAAACGCAGAGCGTAATTATGCCGACCTATGTCAAAAGGTTCCGTGGGCAAAACGTGTCCACGGGGTTAAAGGATCAGATGCAGCACACAAGGCTTGTGCTGAATTATCAGAAACTGATCGCTTTATTACTGTCGATGGCGACAATATTATAGATCCTACTTTTTTACAGCAAGAAATTGACCTAGCTCAAAACGAAGACCTAGGACATTGCGTAATTAGCTGGGCTGCAAATAATCAAGTAAATGGATTAATCTACGGAAACGGCGGTTTAAAATGTTGGCCTAAAAAGTATGTTCTAGACATGCGTACTCATGAAGCAGCAGATCCTAATAATAAACATGCGCAGGTTGACTTTTGTTGGGATGTTCAATATATCCAAATAGAAAAATGTTTTAGTAAAATTATGAACAATGCTACTCCTCAACAAGCATGGCGTGCTGGTTTCCGCGAAGGCGTAAAAATGTGTCTTGACAGGGGAGCACGTCCTGCTGCTGTAGAAGACTTTTTTAAGAACGATTGGCGCAATCTACATAGAGCATATATATGGATGACAGTAGGTGCAGATGCTAACAACGGCCTTTGGTCAATATATGGTGCTAGAAAAGGATTCTTCCTCACAATGTTTACAGATTGGGATTTTGTAAATGTTAGAGATTTTGATTATCTAAATAACTACTGGAATGAAACAACTGAAACAGTTTCAGAGGACAATCTAATAGAAGAAATTAAAAAGCTAGGCAAACTTATTAAGAGTTATATTGATATTCCTGTTCCAACTGTACCACTAGACGCTGAAGCAAGTAAATTTTATAAGCATACATACCAAAGTCCAGCAAGACTAAAAGCTGGGTTTTTAATGGATCAACAATGAGCAACGAATCTTATAGAATAATATCACTTAATAAGTAGGAATAAAATTATGACAGCATATACAAAAGAAGATGTTAAAAAGGCAAACTGTTCTATTTGCCCAGTTCCATGGATGCATATGGCATTAGAACCTAATGGTAAAATTATTCCCTGTTGTTTGACGTCACAACATGAATCTGCAAATTTAGGAAATATCAAAACAGATAAATTTGAAGATATTTGGAACAGCGACAGGATGAAAAAACTCCGAGTTGATATGCTGAACGGAGAAATTCCTAATTATTGTAAGACTTGTACTGACCGAGAACCTATTACAGGGGACAGTAGTAGAATCTTTCATCTGAGAGAGTTTCCTCATGTGATTGATAGAATACCTGAAACTACACTAGCAGATGGTACTGTTACAGAAATGAAATTAAAATATTGGGACTTTAGATTCAGTAATCTCTGTAATTTTAAGTGCCGTTCGTGCGGCCCAGTTTATAGTTCTAGCTGGTTACCCGATGCTAAAAAATTAAATTGGCCTGTAGAAGACTGGCAAAAAGTAGTTACTACTGACGAAATTGATGGTCTAGATAACTACAAATTTCTCGAGAGTCAAGTAGGCGAAGTAGAAAAGATTTACTTTGCTGGCGGTGAACCACTACTAATGCCAGAACATTGGTATATCCTTGAAATGTTAGTAAAAGCTAAAAGATTTGACGTTAAAATATGTTATAACACAAATACATCTAAGTTAACATACAAAGGAAAAAGTGTATTAGATTATTGGAAACAATGGGAACCTGGCAAAATTGAAGTATGGACTAGTTTAGACGAGATTGATAACCGCGCAGAACTAATACGTGCTGGCACTGATTGGGCCAAGGTAGAGGAAAATTTAAAAGAAATGACTACATTGGATAATATTGTTGTTCGTCCTGGAATTACTACAGGTGCCTGGAATGTATTTAGAATACCAGAAATTGTTGAGAGACTAATAGAACTTGGTGTTGTTAAAAAAGATGAGAAGTTAGGTTATAACTATACTAACTTCTTTTTAAATTATCTCGATCGTCCTGAAAAATATAATGTTAGAATTTTACCAGATTGGTTTAAAAAAGAAACAATAATTAAATTAAATAATTTTATTGCTGATCACGATAAGAAATATAATACATCAATTAGACATCGTTTAGAGCATATCTTACATGAACTAACTAAACCGTTTGATCTCGAGTTTGCTAGAAAATTTGTTAAAGATACCGAAATAATGGATAAACTTAGAAACGAAAATATGTATGCAACTGTGCCCGAAATGCTTTATGTAAAAGAAGAAGTTGAAAAGCACGATAAAAAAATCTAAAATAATTGTACAGTATACAGAGAGATGATGAATGGATGAATTAGATAAGTTACGCGAAGCAATTCTAGATAGTGAAACATTTTGTTTCTATCCGTTTTTAGAAATAAGCACTCGTCCAAACGGCGCAGTATTTCCTTGTTGTTACTGGAATGACTTTACTACTCAAGGTTTCTACGATCAAGAAAGAATAAGCAATGACAATACAATACGTACTTTTTGGAATAATGATTTAGTACAGCGTGTTCGAACTGATGTTGCTAGCGAAAAGAAAGTAGGCGGCTGCTCTACTTGTTATCGAGACGGTAAGTCTAGTATGAGACAGCGCAGTATTAAAGAATATAGCAACGATAGAGATAAACTTCAATTAGTTAAAGATACATTAGACAATAGTGGCATAGCAATTCATACTCCAATAAAACTTGAATTAAAACCAAGTAACTTGTGTAATCTAAAATGTTTAATATGTAACTCTTATGATTCGTCGCAGATCGAAAAAGAATTTATAGCTTTGAGCAAAGACTCTGGCATCGAAACCAAAGGAGGCTCGTTCTTTCGAAAGATTGACAAACCAGGTATTTGGGAAGCAGGATTTCCGCTCGAACAAGTATCAACGGCGGATTGGGCCGAGTCGGTAAAGTTTTGGAAAGAAGTTGAGATGTTTCTCCCTAAAATTGAAGTATTAAGTTTTGCAGGCGGCGAGCCTACACTTAATCCGGTAGTACATAAGATGATTGAATATTGTGTAACTAATGACTATGCTAAAAATATTACAGTATTTGTTAGCAGCAATTTTACTAATCTTAATGCAAAGTTTCTCAAATCTATGAGACATTTTAAGAAATTTGAATTGATTGCAAGTATCGATGCAGTAGGCGAAGTACAAGAGTATAGTAGATTCCCGTCACGCTGGAGCCAAATACAAAAGAATTTTGAAGAAGCCAAACAATATATGAAGCATAATAATATTAAAATTTTAGTTAACGCTACTGTAAGTATATTTAATATATTTGAAATACATAAATTGTTATGGTATATTGACGAGCAATCAAAATTGTATCCGTATTATAAAGAATGGCCGTTTAACATTAATTTGCTAGCGTACCCTCCACACCAAGAAATTACAATAATACCTGAAAAATTTCGTGAGCCTATTATTAATGAATTACAAAATTATATCGATAATAGTAGTATGATAAAACAGTTTCCAGAATTACAAATTAAAATTGATTTACTAATCGATCAATTATCAATACCGTGTAATAATAACGATTCAATAAAGAAATTAACTTTATTAAGAGATTCGCTAGACGTATTAGATAAGCATCGCAGTGTAAGTTACAAAGAGTCTATTCCTCAGTTAGACCAAATTTTTAAGGATACATTAGTATGAGTAAAGCAGCACTGATTAATTATAACGGAAAACATTATAATAAAATAATTAATCTTTCTGATTCTGTAGTAATAACCTGGGTAATTAATAATATATGTACAAATAGTTGTTCATATTGCCCTGCTGATTTGCATACAGGAAAAAATCATCATTATGAATGGAATACTGCTAAAGAGTTTATCAATGAATGTTTCGATCGATACGGTAAATTGCATTTTAGTATAGCAGGCGGCGAGCCGTCGATAAGTCCTTTCTTTAAAGAAATGGTAGATTTGATTTATGATCGAGGCGGCTCAGTAACACTTACGACTAATTTAGCAAAATCAGTACAATGGTGGGGCAAAATAGCGTCTAAAATGTCTAGTATCGGTTGTAGTTATCATCCTGAGTTTATGTTAACACAGAACGATGAAGATCTATTTTTTGAAAAAATTGCAGTAACTTCAAAATTAACCGGAGTAACAGTTCGTGTAATGATGCACCCTGATCACTGGGACAAATGCATAGCGTTTTATAATAGGCTTAAGGATAGTGATTTGATGATCTCTTTAGAAATTGTAAGGATTTTAGATAATTTTGGAATTGGCGACCCGTTCTGTGTAATAAATTACACAGCAGAGCAAGATAAACTTTTAAATGAAACTCCGATAATTCAACGATGGGCTACATTACCTTCTACTTACAGGAATATTAATATCCGATCAGAAATAGTAGATGTATCAAATACTAAAGAAGACTTCTCATACGAGTTTGTAAGTGGGTTAACAAACTCACAAAACACTAATTTTGAAGGATGGACTTGTAATGTAGGATTAGAAAGTCTGTTTGTACATTACGACGGCAGAGTACATCGAGGCAATTGTGCAGTCGGCGGCAATATTGGAAATATAAATACCAGTGTAGATTGGCCAACAACCAGTATAATATGTAATAAAAATGAATGTCACTGTGCTGCGGATATTTTATTATCAAAGGAAATTAAATGATGTCAAAAATATTATTAGTTGCTGGATGTAGTCATTCGTGCGGATCAGAAATAATGAGTGTAGGATCTGGTAGAGAAGATCCAAAAAATTTAGAGAAATGTTTCGGTAATAAGATAGCAGTAAGAAATAATATGCAGATGGTAAACATAGCATCTGTTGGCGCCTCAAATAGATTAATCGAATCAAGTATTGTAAAAAATATCAATAGGCTTACTGCAACAGGTATTCTTCCAGAAGATATAATAGTACTAATAGGATGGTCTAGTTTTTCGAGAGATTATGTAATTCAAAACAATACATATTGGGGATGGACACTTAATCAACACCTTGCTAAAGATTGGAAAACCTATGCAACCAGTGATATTAGAAAATTTTATAAGTTATGGACAAGATTTGTAGATTATGATGTTTTATGTAATGCTCATGTAGTAAGACATCAGTTGCTGTCGGGTTATCTTCGTAACAAAGGTATCAAATACTACGCCTTTAATGCAATAGACGGAATTAACTATCCTAATAATGATCCTACTAATTTCTTTAATGATAACACAGTTGATTTGACAGGATTTAAAGAAGTAGAGAACGATCTTTATTACAGATTGCCGTTCAGTTCAGAGGACAGTTATTTTCAGTCGTTACAGCACAAATATAAATTAGATCCAAGAGATGGCGATAGATGGTATCACTATTTAGAAAACGGTCATGAAATATGGGCAGACGTATTAGAGAAAGAAATGAAAAAGCTAGGATTGTTATAATTAAGTATGTATGATATTGTATTCATAAGTTATCGAGAACCTAACGCAGATGCTAACTACGCTGCCCTAAAGGCTAGATTTCCATCAGTAAAACGTGTCCACGGCGTCAAAGGTATACATCAAGCACACATTGCCGCAGCAAAGCGTTGCTTTACTAAAATGTTTTGGATCGTTGATGCTGATGCATTAATAGTCGACGACTTTAACTTTGACTATCTAGTATCAGAGTGGGATCAAGACGCTGTTCATGTATGGAGAAGTCAAAATCCCGTAAATGATTTAGTGTACGGCTACGGTGGTGTAAAATTATTTCCTAGACATCTTGCTATTGATATGGATACATCAAAACCTGACATGACTACTAGTATTACAAATAAATTTAAATCTATGTCAAAAATATCTAACATTACTGCATTTAACACGGATTCGTTTAGTGCATGGCGTAGTGCGTTTAGAGAATGTGTCAAATTGTCTAGTAAGATTATAGATCGACAAAATAATATAGAAACTGAAGAAAGATTACTTGCCTGGAAAACTGTAGGAGAAAACAGGCCGTTCGGCAAATATGCAATTGCTGGTGCCAACGCAGGTTTTGAATACGGCGTAAAAAATAAAATTAATACAGAAGCACTTAAACTAATAAACGATTTTGATTGGATGTATGAACAGTTTTCAAAAAATACCCTGGAATGATATAACAGAATTTGGGCAAGAGACTATGCTAAAAGGTCGTCTTTTTACAGTTTCGTGGATCTTGGCTAGATTTTGTAATTATTCGTGCAGTTATTGCTGGCCTTACGCTAGATCTAGTACCCCCGACCACCAAGATTTAGAATTGTACTTACACACAGTGGATAGTATCAAGGCACAAGCCCGTGCAAATAACTTCACTGATTTTCACTTCAGTTTCAGTGGCGGCGAACCTACAGCGTATAAACACTTTGATAAGATAATAGAGCATTATGCAAACGACAACGAAGTTGAATATCAAAGTCTGCATATGACCACTAATCTAAGCCCTGGCACTAAGTGGTGGGAACGCTGGCTAGAAAATACCAAAACATTACAGCGTAGAAGCATAACAGCCAGCTACCATGCAGAATTTGCACAAGAAGAAGAGTTTGGTGATAAATGTCTACAGCTAATAAATCAGAATACATTTGTTACCATCAATCAGGTTATGGTTCCGGAACAGTTTGACGAACTTTACAAGCGACTCGAACGATTTGCTGCTAGGGGAATTAATGTCACTCTTAAGCCACAAAGTGATTCTACTGCATCTTTTGTAGTACATGGATATACTAACGAACAAATACAAAAAATGCAAACAGGATTTGCTCAGCAATGGCAAGGCAATCAAATATCACAAATTAAACTTACTGATAATAATAACAATAAGTATTATATAGATCAAGCAGAAAGATTCAATGCATTTGGATTTAATAAATTTAAAGATTGGACATGTAATGCAGGTTATCAAGGAATCGTGGTACGTGAAAACGAAATTAAACGAAGTTATAGTTGTAAAGACGAACTGTTAGGTACATTAACTGAAGGATTTAATATTTTTCCTTCACCAAAAAAGTGTATTACAGATACGTGTGTAAGCAGTGCTGATAGCAAAATTCCAAAAAGGAGATACAATGATTAGAAAAATTAAAATAGATTACAATTTTCCAGAGTTTTTTAGTGCAAGTTATGACACTGATCAAACTTGCATACAGCATCAAAAAACAGAATTGACTGATATACACAAAAAGTATGGAGGATTTCCGGATAGCTATGATGTATATAATACAAATATAAATCAAGTTTGGTGGAATAGCGAACAAATTGATTACAATATTCTTGAACAGCAGATTGGCATGGAAATAGTAACAGTTAGCACTATTCGTCAACGGCCTGGCAATGTTATTCCAGTTCACAGAGATACATTTTTTCAAATTAATAAGAAATTCCCCGATGATAAACGTACTAAAGTACGAGCAAACATTCATATAGAAGATTGGAAGATAGGACATCTTATTCAATATAATGATAATGAAAATTGGGCCACATATACTCATTGGAAACAGGGTGAAGGTCTGCTTTGGGACAGTACAGTTGAACATATTGGAGCAAATATAGGGCTAAATGACAAATATACCTTACAACTTTCAGGGTTTCTAAATGAATAATCTGTAATTTTACTGCCAGCAAAATATCAAAGATAAAGAATGTATAGATACCAAGATATTAAAGAACTTCATCTTGAAGTTACAAGTAAGTGTCAAGCACGCTGCCCTATGTGTCCTCGACGTATTAGTGGAGGGATATTAAACCCTCTAATAACACTTGACGAAATATCTTTAGAACAATTTAAAGAATGGTTTCCTGCAAAGTTTATACAACAGTTAGATAGACTCTTTATGTGCGGCAATCTTGGAGATCCTATCATTGCCGAAGATACATTGGAGATTTTTAAATATCTTAGAGAAAATAATCCTAATATACGACTTAGTATGCATACTAATGGAAGTGCTAGAAGTAAAAAATGGTGGCATGACCTTGCTTCCTTAAATGTATTTGTAACTTTTGGTATTGATGGACTAATAGACACGCACCATCTGTATAGAGTAGCAACTGACTGGAACAAAATAATAGAAAATGCAAGAGCATTTATCAACAACGGCGGCCTTGCAGAATGGCATATGCTAGTATTTAAACATAACGAACATCAAATTGAAGAGTGCCGTTTAATCTCAGAACAAATGAAATTCAATAATTTTACTATAAAACATACTAGTAGATTTAAAAATGATAAATGGGCAGTATTAGACGACAGCGGGAAACCTACACACTATTTAGAGCCAACAAGTAAAAGCCAATCTATGATTACACTTGTAGAACAAGCACAAAATGCAGTATCTCCTATCATCGTATGTAAAGCTAAAAAGCAATTGCAGATATATGTAGCAGCAAACGGAACAGTAAGTCCGTGTTGTTGGTTAGATTTTGAGTGGATATTACCTTCTCAAGAATCTAGAATTGATTACATGGAGCAAATTGAAATATTTCCCAATCTAAATAAACAAAGTTTAAAGGATATATTTGACTCTAACTACTTTACCCAAATTGAAAACACCTGGACAAATAAACCTTTGCAGGAATGCAGTAAGCAATGTGGTATCTTTGATAAGTCAGGAGCACAGTTTGAAAGTTGATATACAAGACGTATTATTTTGGATGGATGCTATTCGAAATAGTAAAGATAGATATCGAACACTTGAGAGTTTTTGGAAAGGTCAAATAAACAGTAAGGTATGGCTAGTAGAAAATCTACAGAAATATATGCCGTATAATAACTACCGAATTGCTATCTATGGCGGCTGGAACGGCGTGCTTGCTAGTATTCTTTTTAATAGTGATTTAAGCATAGAACATATTACAAGTGTAGACATCGATCCTGCATGTGAAGAAATTGCTAACACAGTTAATAAAAATTATGAAATGACTGGCCGATTTGCAGCAGTAACAGCAGACATGTGTACATATACTTTACCTGTGGATATTGTAATTAACACGAGTTGTGAACACATTACTCAACAGCAATATGAACACTGGTTAAACAATCAACCAGACAATGCATTATTTGTAATACAGAGCAATAACTATTTCGATTTAGATGAGCATGTAAGATGCTCCACTGACTTAGACAATTTTACACAAATGAGTAAAATTAAACCAGTGTGGAGAGATGAGTTCGAGACTCCTAAATACACTCGCTTCATGATTATAGGGAAGAAAGCCAATGTCTAATTTAGACAAATACAAAGAAGAAATAGCAAACGCCTCCGGCAGCGATACATTTTGTGTGCTTCCTTGGATACATTTTGCGACAAGACCCAATGGAGACATGCGATTGTGCTGTAGTGCAAATGCCAGCGGTGCAGGAGAAGACCACCAAGTCGGCTTAGTCAAAATGGAAAACGGCAAACCGGCAAACTTTGGCCGAGAAACTCCGATGGAAGCATGGAACAATGAGTATATGCGAAGTGTACGTACAACTATGCTAGATGGAAAAATTCCTGCCAGTTGTCGTAAATGTTTCGAAGAAGAATCTAACGGCGTTGCTAGTAAGCGTGTTTGGGAAAGTTATACTTGGATGGAAGATGGTGTAGATATTCCCGAATTAGTACGTCAGACAAAAGAAGATGGAACTGTACCAGAAAATTTAAAATACTTAGATTTACGGTTAGGACATACTTGCAATATTAAGTGTGTAATGTGTAGTCCTCACGATTCGAGTAAATGGGTTGCTGATCATAAAAAGTTAATTCCTGTTTTGCAAGACGAAAATGTAAAACAGCAAATGCAATGGGACCGAAAAGAGTTTAATAACAAGTGGCACGAAAAGGACACTTTTTGGGAGGAGATGTATAGACAAATTCCTAACCTTCGTCAAGTTTATTTTGCCGGCGGCGAGCCTCTGATGATTAAAGAACATAAGATGTTTATTGAAGAAATTATTAGACAAGGCTATCAAGATAAAATATTATTACGGTATAACTCAAATGGCCTGCTAGTCGACGAAGATTTAATTCAACTTTGGAGTAAATTTAAAAAAGTTAAATTTGCTGTAAGTATGGACGCAAGTCATGAACGTGATGAATATATACGATACCCTACTGATTGGGAAACAGTTGATCGTACATTACATCTGTTAGATAATACTCCAGATAATATACAAATTAGTCTAGCAACAGCAATACAAATATTCAACGTAAAACATTTACCCGACTTTATAAAGTGGAAACTAGAAAGCGGATTTAAAAAGCTAAACAACGGAACAGTTCCCGGCGGCGTACAAATGGGTGGCGGCCTAGTTAATATGCACCTATTATACATTCCTACATTTCTAAGCATACAGATTCTGCCCAAAGAAGACAAACAAGAAGTAGAAGAACGTTTTATGGAGTTTAAAGATTGGTTGTGGAAAAATTATAGACAAGATGACGACTACTGGAAACATAACCCTTATGGATGGAAACGCTGGGAAGCAGTTTTAAATCATATGAATGCTCAGGATAATAGTCATTTATTACCTGGCTTTAAAGAATATACAAATAAACTAGATAAAATTCGCGGCCTAAATGCGGCAACTATATTCCCTGAACTTGGTCATTTACTATGAAAGAAATTATCAAAATAGAATTAAACATACCAGAAAATATCTTAAGAATAGAATTATTTTTAAGTAATATTTGTAATTATAACTGTTGGTATTGTTTTCCGGGATACCACGAAGGCGATATTCCTTGGCCAAAGTTCGAACGAGTAAAAGACAATCTTGTACATGTTATTAATTATTACAAAAATAATGCAAATAAGGATGAAATACAATTACATATAATTGGCGGCGAACCTACGCTTTGAAGAGAGTTTGGAGACTTTGTAAAATATTTTAGTCAAGAACACGGGTGTGTTATTAGCATAAGCTCTAATGGTAGTAGAACATTACGATGGTGGAATCAGTATGGAGATTATATTGACCATACTATGCTAAGTTGTCATCACGAAAAGGTTGATCCAAAACACATTTCAGATGTTGCAGATATAATGTATACTAAAAATAAAACCGTAAACAGCATGGTGTTAATGGATCCAACTAATTGGGATAAATGCATTTCAATTGTAGAAGAACTAAAGAACAGTAAATATGAATGGCCTATTACTGCATTAGAAGTACATAATGATAAGCAAAGGTATACTAACGAGCAGAAAGATTATCTTAGCAATTCGTTGAAACGATATCCAAATGAAGAATATTGGCTTGGCGCAGAAAAGTTACCAAGAAACATCCCTACAATAATGTATGCTGACGGCGAAACAAAGGAAGTTCCACGTAATTGGTTATCGTTAAATGACAAAAATATATTCACAGGATGGTCCTGTAACGTTGGAATAGATACATTTTTTATTGATAAGAATGGAGATATTAGAGGAGGCTGCGGCCAGCCATTATATAATTTAGATACTTTTTATAATATCTACGATGACAAGTTTATTGATAATTTTTCTCCTACAATAGTACCTACAGTCTGCAAGAAAGTCGGAGTGTGCGACTGTCAACCAGAAACAAATGCTAGGAAACAAGTTTTATTTTAGTTAACGGAATATCAGCAGCACAGGTACACCATTTTCTTGTACATGCGATCCATTCGTCTGGTTGTTTAAAAGTACCAGTATATATATTGCCTAAACTGCCGCCTACCCTACAAGTCGCACGATGTACTTCACCGTCCCAATTGATCATTAAACTTTCTATACCAGCAGCACATCTCCATCCTTCAAATTGGTTAAGGTTGTTCTTGATAATATCGTTAGCATGGTAATAATCAGTTTCGTCAACTACAATATTTGGCACAGCAGTTGAATCGTGTGTGAGTATCCAATCCAAATCTTTTTGATTGTATTTCATATCATCAAACCAATCGTGCCGCTCAGTCCACCTAATTCTGCGTATGACATATGGAACATTTTCATATTTTAAAAAATCAACAGCAGATTTAACACGATCCATATAATCTTGATGTGCCATTACGTTAACTTGAATTAAAGGATTATTAGATTTTTCGTAAAAATCTACAATTTTACAAGCTCTTTCCTCCCATTGCTCATCTTCAAAGTGTAAACTAAACACCCAGTGATTAACAAAAGGTTGATTAATATACCAGTCAGCTGTTCTAGTAATATTTGTTGTAATATTAATCCATTCTACTCTAGGACTCATATATGCTAGCAGCGATTCAATTTTTGGATGAACACAAGGCTCGCCACCGGTTAAGCTAACACGAATAGGTTTGTTTAATGCTGCTAATTGATCAACTGTTTTTTCTAATATGGTTATATCAGTATGTGGACTATGATTATCATGAATTTCAACAGGACAGTAGGAACAATCTAGATTACAACGTTTTCCTAGATTCCATTCTACATGAATACTATCTTCGTGCCCCCAACGACTTTCTACCTTAAACATACGGAACAAACTCTGGATTGGCTGTAAGGAAATTTTGACTACGAGTTTTATCTAAGCGTTTATTAAACTGTATACAGTCTTGCCAATGTGTTTCGTACATACATTTTGCTGTTAGAAAATTAATATTATCCTGTATTTGTTGTAGAGTTACAGTTTCTAATAGTTTATGTTGTTTAATCATTGGGTATTCTAATACTTCCGTTTTCATGTGTTCTAAACGTGCTACTACTTTTGCTTTTAGTTCTGGCGGCAATACTTGCGCACTTAGTGACATTGGATAGTTTACTCTGTGAGAGTAAAATACAATGCCCATTTTGTTAATAAAATAATCAATAACTTTGTCAATCTGCATTATGTTGTTTGATTGAACAGTAAACGCTCCTACTACTCTACTCACATTAGGAAAGCTTTTAAACACTTTAACGTTTTCTTCTACTTCACTAAACTTGCCGTTGCCTCTGATGTATTCGTACACATCATGTATTCCGTCAATACTTACATTTACTGCTATTGATCTAAATTTAGGCCAATAGTCGTATATGGTTCTTCCACCTTTGATTCCTAGTGTGGTTCCGTTGGTAGCATATTTTAATTCTATGTTATCGCCGTAAGGCGCAAGCATGTCAAGAATCTTATAATGGTATGGATCCATTAGTGGCTCGCCGCCTGCAAATTCTACTCTGCGAAAATACGGTAATAGTTTTTCAAAACTGCTCCACCAATTATCTGAGTTATCAAACGGACCAATGTATTGTCCTGGAGTGTTAACTAGTTTTTCAATAGTAGGTATTAGATAGTTGTTTTCTTTTTTATAAAATTCAGTAACAGAATCCCAGTCCTTCCAACTGGTACTGTCTAATGGGTTGCACATACGACACTTTAGATTACATAAGTTGTTTAGTTTAATTTCCATTGTAGGAAATTCAAACGGCATTGTGTAGTCGTCGTTTAAAGCGTCTAGTGCGTCAGGGTATAAGTTGACCCTGGCTTCTGGTATTACCCCTGCTGTATGACGCTGTCTTAAGCTCTCTACTCCCTGATCTTCTAGGTCGAAACATGGCTTGCACACTGTGGGCCGTTCATTGTTTAGTACTTGCCTGCGTACTTCGCGCATAGCATTGTTGTTCCATGCAGATTCTAAAGTCTCATTTTGAATATAGCCGATAGGCTGACTGCGACAGCAAACTTTAATTGCTCCGTCTTCTCTAGTAGCTAGCCCTGTAAAAGGATGCATACAAAATGTGCAACTATTTGTTTTGTTCAACGGCCCACGCTCTTTCTTTACACCAAAAACACTCATTACATACAGGAACTTCTTGATATGGTGTGTATGTGGTATAATCTAAACTTTGAAACTCGCCTTCGCAACTACGAGTAATATCTAACAAGTCTTTAATATTATTATCATAATATTGTTTTATGATCCTATCTTTAGTAGTATACACAAAAGGATGACAAATGTCAACTCCCATGTGCTTCATGTGTAACGGCAATACTCCTTCGTTTCGATCTTCCAACGCTCCGGGAATATCTATATCAGGATTTTTATTAACGGCAGAAAACCAAGCATCTAATTTGTAGTTATGGATTACAAATTCATTGTGTGCTCGTAATATAATTCTATTTCCCGGTTTGCTTTTACCGTATTCATCTAAAATATATGTTGTATTAGGTTCTTCCATTTCGGGAGGAATAAATCCTTCTATATGTTCGATTTTATTTTCAAATCTTTGTTGAAACCATGAAACTACATCTTTAGCAATATATCTTTGCCAGGGTCGAGTTTTCCACATACGTATCTGTGTAGTAAAATAGATGTCAGCGTCAGTTTCTTTCAATATGAGATATGCTAGTAGAGCACTATCTGCCCCGCCACTCAGACTGATTCCTATCCGAGTCCACGATTTATCTATTGATATGTTCATAAAAATATTTATGTTTTATCAATTCTAATAAATATTTTTATGATTAAAAGTATCAACATATCACTTTCTGAAGACTTAATTGATAAAATAATATTTGAATCTAGTCTGACAATGAAAACAACGCTCAACTATCCTTCAGACGATTTTTTTTATGATCCTTGGTTTATAAAAGAAGAGTTTAAGAACACAGCAGTTGATCAAATTTTGAAAACGTTGCCCTTTGCAATAGGTGAAGCAAGAATAATCGTATTAAATAGTGAGCAATGCTATACTAAACATGCAGACATAGATGATAGATATCATTTAAATCTAAGTGGAGATGAAGGATATCTTATAGATCTCGAATCTAAAAAAATGTATCACTTGGTACAAGATAATACGTGGTATCAAATGAATGCCGGAATTTTACATACAGCAGCTAGTTTTGGCGAACATCCTAGAATACAATTAGTTGTTCGAAAATTATTAATACGAAATAAATTAACCTGTCCGGTAAATGTATCAATTCTTTTACAAGGGAATAACCCTAGATATCATTTTGATAACACCTTAAGTCCTTGGTTAAATTATGCCAATAAAGCCGGCACTATTACAAATTTTAAAGTTATTGATCAAGGTTGTAATTTTGATGTTGATGACATCTCATTAAAAGAATTATTAAATTTAGTTCCAAAACAATTTCAGTTAACTATAAATTAGTCCATCTGGGATATCGATTTAAGTTTTCTAAAAATGCATCAGGGTGTATTTCCCATATAGTTTGATCTACATGTCTGTAATGCACATCTTTAATTTTACTAACAATGCCAATCTTTGCTAGAGTAGGAAAATAATAACCGTGTACTAGGCGCTGACTTGCTTCCTTGCTAGCATTTGAAGTAGCAAACATTCGTCCTCTTCCAGCAACCCATTCGATGCATTTAGGTAATAAAAACTGGTCTGTTAGATTTTGATGTTCTGCTATAAGACGTTTAGGGGTAATAAGTCCTGCTCCTTTACGTTCTTCGGCAAATGTACAAACACGAGTAAGTATCCGATAGCCGCCTGGTATAATATCATCAAATGAATGTGCAGCTACACTACCAATAGCACGATCTTCATTGTAAAGTATCCAGACGTTCCATTCACGTTCATTTTGAAAGCAATCAATCATAGCTGCTTGACTTGAATTATTTACAAATCCTCGTCGATTTGCCTCTTTGTAAAAATTATCTAAATCTAGATTTTCATTCCAATCTTTGAGACAAAACATATTAAGGATTCCTGATCTTATCAATATCAATATTGAATTTTTCTAACGACCTTATGGTATAATCTGTTAATTTAAAGTGAAATTCTATTTTATTAATATAGTTGTGATCTAACCAAAAATCAATAGACTTTATTATTTCATTATGAGAGATAGTAAAATCACTGTCAATTCTGTCTATTTTTTCTGAATTTTCTATAAAAGATAATTTTAATAATAATAATTTAGACGAATCGACGTCGGATACTAATCGATTGTGTAAGTTTTCTAAATTATGTTTACTACTGTTTGCAAATGCATTTGGGTAATTAGTAACAACCGAACCCATGGTTATAATTTTAGGAACCTTCTTGTTTGCTTCTATTAATAAAAATTCTTGATTACAGTTGGTATTATTAATAAACAAATCACAATCGTCTATTTCTTCAATGATCTTTTTAGAATCAGTATCAATATCATATCCGTTGGTTCTACTAAAACCTAGTACAGTGTGATTATTTTTAAAATGATCATACAAACTTTTACCAATTCCGTTAGTATGACCAGTAATTCCTATTTTCATAATGGATAAATCTCCTTTGCAGATTCCATTACATCTTCTCTAAAGTTCAACTTAAAAGTGTCAAACGCAATATGCTGAAATTGAGTAAACGACATAGTTGAATCAAAATCTAAACCCATTGTATTCATCTTTGGAATTAAGTCTCTCTGCCTATCATGACTTATATGACTTAATACGTCTCTCATCATTATCGACTTGTCATGATCAGTATAACAGAAAAAATAATTAATACTTTTTAATTTGCCATTAACCGAAAAATAACTACTGGGGTGCATTGACAGTTTGTATATTCCTAAGATTTGATGTGCTGCTATAATTTCAAGCATCTGTTTATCCCAATCAACCAACACACTACTATAGTCAATATTATTACAGCCTACACGTTCCCATATATCATAACCGTCGATTTCTAAATATATTTTTTTTTGGTTATAGTCAATATCTAAAATAGACGGTATATGTTGAGGAAAGTGTGTATTCATCAAATCTAAAAATTTTAGCTCTCTTTGCCATTTTTCGTCCATCAATTTAGGATCAACTACTTGGTTCATATTTTTGTGATATTCAGCATCATTGTGATACCATTGACAAAATGTTTTATGATCCTTAGAGATAAGACTAGTGTAGATTAAATTATTTCGACATAGGCCTTTACCAGGCACGTTATTATAATAGTATTCAAAATGATCATTCATACATATACTTATAAACTAAATAAATTTATAGATAAAGGATTGAATAAAATGATAAGAGGAATCGGCAGCAGGCCTTATATTGATTTAGATTCTCATCTAGATGTAGAAAGTTTTAAAAAATTACATCCTGAAATATGCAAAGGGTTTGCGTTAGCAAGAGAATATGCAAAAGAAGGCACTTGGATGAAACCAGAGTTTGATTGGAATGATGCTAGCCATATTATAAACTGGAAGCCAATTTACAAAGCGTTTGAAGAATTTGAAAAATTACCCGATAATGATCCGATTAAAATCGAAGGAATGAAATTGTATCCTTCTAATTTTAAAAATTTTAAAGAACGAAACACATTTTTAACATATTTAAAAATGACAATGGGTGCGCACGATCCTTACATCTATTATTTTTTATGGGAAGATGC